TGCCCGCGCGCTTTACCCCAACCAAAGCTAGGTGTGACAGATGGCAATCATTGGCACTAACAACCTGACGTTGACGGACTGGACGAAGCGTATCGATCCAGACGGCAACATCCCTGTGATCGGCGAGCTCCTCTCGCAGACGAACGAGATCGTGACGGACATGGTCTGGCGTGAGGGCAACCTCCCGACGGGCGAGCGCGTCGTCATTCGCACGGGTCTCCCCGACGTCTACTACCGTTCCCTCAACCAGGGCATCCCGAACAGCAAGTCGACGACGGCTCAGGTCGACGAAGGCTGTGCGATCATCGAGGCGCGTAGTGAGGTCGACAAGGATCTCGCGATGCTCAACGGCAACACGGCGCAGTTCCGTTTGTCGGAAGACGCGGCGTTCCTTGAGGCGATGAACCAACAGATGGCGTTGGGTCTTTTCGACGGTGACCCATCTGTCGATACCAAGCGGTTCCTCGGCTTGCGCTACCGCTACAACACGCCTTCGGCGGCAAACGGGACCAACATCCTCAAGGTCGAAAACTCGCCGACTGCTAGCTCCGCATGCACGTCGATCTACCTCGTGTGCTGGGGCGACCAGACGGTCTACGGCATCTTCCCGAAGGGAAGCAAGGCTGGTCTCGTGCACGAAGACCTCGGCGAGCAGACCGTCTACAACGGCGATCTCCGCATGCAGGCCTTGAGCACGCGCTACCAGTGGAAGTGCGGTCTCGTGGTCAAGGATTGGCGATACGTCGTCCGCATCTGCAACATCGACACCGTCGACCTGACGGGTCTTGCTGACGTTGCCGGCGGTGTCACCAGCTACAAGAACATCATCCACCAGATGGCGCAGGCCATCTACAAGCTGCCGAACATGACTGCCGGCCGTTGCGCGTTCTACATGAACCGCACCGTGCACGCTGCCATGTCGCGCATCGCGATGGAGAAGTTGCTCGGCGTGATGAACATCGAGCAAGGCCTGACGCAGTTCGGCAAGCCGCACTCGTTCCTGTCGTTCATGGGTGTCCCGCTCCGCAAGTGCGACGCTCTCACCAACACCGAAACCGCCATCTGATCAGGAGACGAACATGATTACTGATGCTTTTGCTTCACTCACGCAGTCGCCAGCGACGTTGCTGACTGGCAACGCCAACGCGCAAATCAGCGCAGATGCGATCGACATCCGCAACGAGCGCAACCTTGGCGAAGGTCAACCGATCTACGCTGTCTTTCAGCTGACGGCTGCAATGGTTGGTGCTGGGGCGAGCCTTGCCGTCAACCTGTGGATCAGCTCGTCGTCATCTGGCGCACTTGCTAACGAGCAATACCTGTGCGGTGCGTCGTTTGGCGCGGTGTCCGCTGCTGGATCGACCGTGGCAACGATGATCACTCCAGCGATCTTCAACAACTTTAGCTCGGGATCAAACCCTGACTTGCGCTACCTGCGATTGCAGTGCGTGTCCACTGGCGCGACCTTGACCTCTGCATCGGTCATCGTCAACCTCGTGCCGCACCTCGCTGATGGCAAGCTGTTCTACCCGAGCGGCTGGACTGTCCCGTCGCTGTGACCAAGGTCAAAGCAAGAATGCTCTGCTGGGCAGCCGGGGGTCTCCGGCTGCCTGGGGATCAGTTTGAGATGGACGGGCCTTTGCCCTTGTCCGTCGAGGCTCTCCCCGAAGCAGAGAAGCCGCAACCATCGGTGCAGACCAAGAAGCAACCGAAGCCGCTGCCGGCGGCTCCGAGTCCGCAATAGCCGCCGCCGCGTCGATCGCGGCGCGCGGCAGCCTTCAACGCAGCTGCGCGCACAACGACCATGTCGAACATCGACGTCATCCAGCCCGATCGAGACGGCGACTTCTTCACCAACTACGGCAGCCTCGACATGTCGGCGAACCCGTCGCGTGTTGGCTACTTCGACGAAGGCTGGAACAACGATTCTCAGGAAACCGATCCAACCATTGCGTGGCCTGGGATCGAGTTCTGGACCGGGACGATCGGAAGCGGTGCATTTGCCATCACTGCAACGTGGGGGTTTCCCACTCGCTTCAAAGCAACGCACACGTCGTTGATCCCCAAAGGCCGGCATCAAGGACGCCTGCTGTTGTGGAACACGTTGCCGGTCATCGCTCGCTGCCCGATCGTTGACGGCAAGGCATGGTGGTCTTGGCAAGCGTTGGTCATCCTCGACACGGGTCCAAACGCAGCTATCCGTTGCCGTAACTACCTGCTGCCGATCGGGCCTGTGCGCATCGATGGAGCGACCGAGTGGTATCCATCGTTGTTCTGCGCGGGCCACTGCTGGAGCGACAACGGCGACTTGATCATCGCCGGCGGCAACGAATACGAGCGAGACAACTTCTTGTTCGGTGCATACCAAGGCCTGTGGGTGTGGAACCCAGCGTTGGACGGATCGATCTACTACCGCAACGAAAGCGGTAGCAACTACCAGCACACCTGGAACACGACGACCGACAAGCACTACTTCGATGCTGGCGCATGGGTGCGTGCAGAAAACATGCACTACAAGCGGTGGTATCCGACACCGAAGCTCACGCAGAAGTTCTCCAACGTGGCTGGCTCAGTATGGAACGGCTCACGTTGTGGCGTGCTGATCTTCGGTGGTCAGAACAACATGCAGAGCGACCAGCCGTCGCAGAACCCTGCATGGAACAACTACGAAGCCATCGCGATCACCGCATCGCCGACCGCAACGACAAGCGGCATCGCATACGACACGCGCGGTCCCGTCATCCCTAAGGTCTTTGCAGGTCCAGGGTCAGCTGCAACAACAGTTGCCGACGTGCTCGACGACTGGTTCTTCTTCTACCCCCACATGCACCTGCTCTCGAACGGGAGCATGTTCATGTCGGGAATGGCATGGCAGTCCGCAACTCTGGCGAACCACGCAACCAACCCTGGAGTCTGGACCAACACGATCGGAGCAACGATGCAGGGCGGGCTGCTCAACCTTGAGCGTGTCTACTCCATGGCAGTGCTGGCTCCAAACCACGATGGAGTCAACGATCGAGTGATCCGCACAGGCGGCGAGCACTACCGTGGCATCCCACCGACGGACTTGCTGTCCGAAACCACCGGGACATGCGAGATCATCAACGCGTCAACCGCTGCTGCGCAGTGGACGACGTTCCCTGCCATGAACCTTCCACGAACGGAAGGCAACTTGGTGATGACTCCCGACGCGGATCTCTACCTGTTCGGTGGCGCGCAGAAGCAAACTAACAACGCAACGATCCCGCCAACCTTCAACGGGCAGTTCCACACCAAGACGGAGTTGCTTCGGCATGCGACGTCCGGTTGGAACGCAAGCTGGGAGTTGCTGTCGTGGTCTCCGGCAGAAGCGTTCCACGATTACCACAGCACAGCGTTGCTGATGCCGACGTCGCAGGTGTTTGTTGGTGGTGGTGATGCTTCGACGCAAACCGTCACAGAGAACCATCCATCGCACGTCCACAACCCAAGTGCATCGGATCATCCTGGCTACGACTACGAGATGTGGTCGCCCCGATACCTGCGACCAAACCCTGACCCGCTGGTCGTCTTCCGTCGTCCTGAGAACCTTGCGATCAGCGGCGGCGGAGTGACGCAGGACGCGGATGGAACCTATGTGTTGGCGCGCAGCACTGCCTACACCGTGTCGTGGGATCCGCTCACGCAATACCGATCGGTGTCGCACGTCGTGCTGATGGCACCAGGATCGGCGACACACCACATCGACTTCTGCCAGCGATACCACAAGCCGACAACGCAGTCGGTCGTGTCTGCAACGCAGCGTTCCGTGACGTTGCCGGCTAGCGACAGCCTGTTGCCAGACGGCTACTACATGCTGTTCGCCATTTCGGACCAAGGCGTCCCTTCTGAGGCTGTCTGGGTGAGGATCTAAGCATGCCCGTTCTTAGCATCTGTCCTGCCAACTTCGACATCTTCATCCACCAGGGCGACGAGAACCCGTGGACGATCACGTTGCACGGCAGCAACAAGGAGCCGCTGGATGTCACCGGCTACACGTTCCTGCTGAACGTCGACACGCTTGAGAACCCGCCAGACGCAACGACGCAGGTCTTCAGCTTGACCGGCACCGTGACCAACGGACCCGCCGGCATCGTCGAGTTCGAGCTTGACAGCATCGAGTCCGCAACGGATCTCGGTCGCTACTACTACGTCCTGCACGCGGTCGACAACATCGGCCGCAACCTCGTGCTGGCGATGGGTCGTTGGCTGTTCGTCGACAGCTGCGAGACCAACAAGGTCTCGGACATCGACATCTGCAACATGGCCTTGAGCTTCATCGGCGACCAAGCACGGGTCACCAGCATCAACCCGCCTGATGCCAGCGTGCAGGGCGAGCTCTGCGCCAAGTTCTACCCCATGGCGTTGCGGTCGACGCTGGAGATGCACAACTGGGCGTTCGCGACGCGACGCTCGGAATGCGCCCCTGTCGGCGCGGAGCCTGGGCACGAACACGAGCACGAGGCGACGGTGTGCGATTGCGCAGAGTGGCAATACTACTACCAGTTGCCGAGGCACTTCCTGAAGGCGATCGCCGTGATGCCTGACGAGTCGCCGACGGACTACGCGCAGGTCGAGAACTTCACCGTGCAGCGCGACAGCACCGGCACGATGCGCCTGTATTGCAACGTCGAGAACGCCATCATGCTCTACACGGAGTATGTGGTCGAGACGCATACGTTCCCGCCGCTGTTCCAGATGGCTGTCGCATGGCATCTCGCGAGCATGTTGGCCGGTGCGATCTTGAAGGGTGACGTCGGCGCGAACGAGAGCAAGCGGTGCTTGCAGATGTCGACGATGTATGCCGCGAAGGCAACTGCATCGGACTCGGCCGTGCGCCGCATTCACCCTGAGATGCAGGCCTCCTGGATCACCGCACGCTGAACATGCCCAACACCCGCATCTACAGTCGAGCGTTCAACGGTGGCGAGATCGCACCGGACATGTTCGGTCGGTTGGACGACACGCGCTACCAAGCAGGAGCCGCTGAGATCAGCAACATGCTGGTGCTCCCGCACGGGCCGGCAGCGCGCAGGCCGGGGTTGCAATACGTCAACAACACGAAGAGCGATGGTGTTGTTCGGCTGATCCCGTTCTCGGCTGCTGTAGATGACAGCCTCGTCGTCGAGATGGGTGCTGGCTACGCGCGGTTCCACAGCGATGGAGCAACGGTCGCCCCTGGCAGCACGACGTGGCAGAGCCGCTTGTCCGTGCCGGCATCGCCTTCGTGGTACACGGGCGACGTCATCAACACCCCGCTGTTCTTCAACTGGTCAGGCAACACGCTGACAAACGGAGAACCTGTGGTGCTGCCCTACAGCCTCTACGGGTTCACCTGGGGCGGCGGCGATCCGTTACCGACGATCACGACACTTCCCAAGGTGCGCTATGTGTCGGGCGGCACAGACGACTACCTGAAGGTCGACACGATCTACTACGTCCGCAACCGCACGGCTTCGGGGTTCAACCTGTCGCTGACCCCAACGAGCAACGTCCTGCTGACCGTCAGCAACTCGCTGGCGTCGTGGTCGAACGTGCGCATGGCGCGCGTCTACCGAGTCGGCGACATCGTCGTCTCGTCGGGCGTTTACTACTACTGCATCCAAGAACACGCCGCGCAATCGACGGCTCCTGCGTCTGAGCCGGCGAGATGGACTGCGGTCTCTTCGACAGCCTACGAGATCCCGACGACCTACACGGCGGACCAGCTGTTCGACCTGCACTACACGCAGAGCAACGACGTGCTGACGCTCGTGCATCCAAGCCATCCCGTGCGCGAGCTCCGTCGCTACGCAGCCAACAGGTATGTGCTTGCCAACGTGTCGTTCACGGACACGGTTGCCGCGCCTACGATCGCCAAGACGGTTGCGACTCCTGGGCAGACGGTCAACATCGACAAGATCGTTTCAGGCAACACCTATTTCGAGTGCCTGACCAACCACAACTTCGAGCCTGGGGATCCTGTGTATGTGTCGGGAGTGTCTTCGTGCGGAGTCCCAGATGGGTTCTACACGGTGCACGAGATCAACACAACACAGCTGAAGCATCTTGCCCTGACGTATTACACGACAGGCCTGAAGATCCTTGCCACGAGCAGCGTCACGTTCTCTGCGGCTTATGCGCAGTATGCCGACCAGACGACGGACCTCGTCAACACTTACGCGTTGACGTCGATCGCGGCAGACGGAGTCGAAAGCCAGATCGGCGCAGCGACGTCAATCACCAACTTGCTGCTCGTTGCCGGCGCACTCAACACGTTTGGTTGGATCTCGGTCCCAGGCGCGCTGCGCTACAACGTCTACAAGAAGCAGAACGGCTTGTTCGGATACATCGGGCAAGTGGAAGACTCGGCTACGCAAGAAGTAAATGCCGATTTCAGCAACGTCAGTGTCGGAGTTACCGATCTACTCATCACCAAGTCGAATCATGGGTTTGCGACAAACGACATGGTGCGCGTCTATCCGATCCCAGGCCTGAGCGGCGCAGGGCAGTTCCCCACGTCGGTCACGCCAACGGCTGTGTATTTCGTCGAGAAGCTGACCAACAACGAGTTCTACATCAAGGCAACTGTAGGCGGCGCAAAGATCACCAACTCGGTCAACAACGCGCCGACCAACCTGTTGCCGTGCCTGTATCGAAAGGCGCACACGTTCGTCGACGACCGCATCGCACCCGACATGGGGCAGACTCCTCCGCTGCGCGATGCCGCCGACCTCAACGCAACCGATGCGTATCCAGGGGCTGTTGCGTATTTCGAGCAACGCCGCTGCTTCTCAGGCAGCAACGCAGAGCCTCAGACGATCTACATGACGCGCAGCGGCACGGAGTCTGACTTGGCCTACACGTTCCCAAGCCAAGATACGGATCGCATCAAGTTCCGCGTGGCCGCGCGCGAGCGCAATCGAGTGCGGCACCTGCTTCCGCTGGGCAACCTCGTGATGCTTACCAACAGCAGCGAGTGGCGCGTGACCAGCGTGAACACCGACGTGATGACCCCGACGTCGCTTGCGGTCAGGCCGCAAAGCTACATCGGCGCGAACAACGTGCAGCCGGCGATCATCAACTCAACCGTGCTGTTCTGCGCGGAACGCGGTGGTCACGTTCGCGAGCTTGGCTACGACGCCAACGCCAACGGGTTCCGCACGGGCGACATGAGCCTGCGCGCGACGCACTTGTTCGACAAATACGAGATCGTCGATCTGGCCTACGGCAAAGCTCCTTCGCCGGTCGCGTGGTTCGTCAGCACCAGCGGCAAGCTGCTTGGGCTTACCTACATCCCCGAAGAGCAGGTCGGTGCATGGCACCAGCACGCAACCGACGGCACGTTCGAGTCGGTGTGCTGCATCCCTGAAGGCGAGGAAGACCGCGTCTACGCTGTGGTCAAGCGCACCGTCAACGGTGTGACGCGCCGGCACATCGAGCGCATGGCAGCGTTGGAGTTATCCGATCTGGCCGACTGCACGTTTCTCGACGCGTTCAAGACGTTCGACCTGCGCAACACCACGGCGACCACGGTGTCCGTCAGCGGGGCTAGCTACGTTGCCGGCGCGACGGTGACCGTCGCAGCATCAGCCTCTACGTTCGTCGTCGGCGACGTAGGCAGCGAGGTGCGGATCATCGCGGCGACCGGAACCTACGGGATCCTGGTCACCACCTACACGTCAGGCACGTCGGTGCAGGGCACGCTGATCTCGACGTTGCCGACCGCGTTGCAGGCAACCGCGACGACGTCGTGGGCATGGGCGCGCAACACGTTCAGCGTCCCGCACCTGCCCAGCACGCTCGTGCAGGTCTTTGGCGACGGCAAGGTGCAGGCATCTGCGACCGCATCGGGTGCAGGCCTCGTGACAACTGCCGAGCGTCTCACGCGCGCGTGCATCGGTCTTGGCTACACGAGCCGTCTCGTCACGTTGCCCGTGATGATGCAGATCGACGGAGCAGGCCAGGGCCGCACGAAGAACGTCTCGAACGTGTGGGTCAAGCTCTACAAGAGCGCGGGCATGCGCATCGGTCCAACGGAGACGGAGTCGCATGTGCTCGACCAAAGCAACAAGACAGGGCTACGCACCGAAGAGGTGCAGATGCTCGTGACGCCGGCGTGGCAGAAGACCGGACAGATCTGGATGACGCAAACCACGGCTCTGCCTTTGACCGTCTTGGGCATCACCGTCGAAACCAACATCGGAGGATGAGATGAGCGTTCAAGCAGCAGCGTTGGCGATTCAAGCCGTAGGTGCCGTCAACTCAGCGATTGGTGCCTTCTACGGTGCCCGATCGCAAAAGCTGACGATGAAGCAGCAGGCTTCCGCGTTGGAATACCAGCAGCGCATGGCGCAGCTGAACCAGCGCATCGTCGGCCGCGAAGCGGTGGTGATGTTCCAAGAGGCGCAGAAGGAGATCGGCCGAGCGACTGCCCAGATGGGTCGAACCAAGCAGCAGGCCAAGGCAGCGATGGCCGCGCGCGGTCTCCAGGCCGGCGTTGGCAGCGAGGCCGAGGTCATGGCGTCGATGGAATACGACAAGCAAGCAACTGCCATGGCGATGAACGCGCAGGCTGTGCGCCAGCGGGAGTCGATGATGACGCAGCGCACGGACATTCGGAACCAAGGCCTGATGGCAGGCGTGCAGGCGTCTGGGTTGCGCATGGCCGGCAAGGCGATCATGCCGGGGCAAGCGTTGATGGGATCGCTGCTTGGATCTGCTGGGCAGATGGCAGCCAACTGGGCCTACTCACAACGTCCCGAGGTAGCGCAGGGCGACCTAGCTGTTGGGCCAGGAGTCGGTCGAAGCGGTAGGTCGTTGCGCGCTGCGGGAGGTCTGTGATGCCACGCATTCCTAGCTTCACGTCGCAGGACATGGGCGGAGCTAACCTGTTCCAGGCCCAGACTGTGACCCCTGTCCCTAACTTTGCCCCCGAACAGATCGCGCAATACGGCGAGGCATTGCAAGGCCTGGGGTCAGGTCTTCAGCGCATGGACGCCGAGTTCGCTAGGCAGGATCGCATGCGGCAGCAGCAGCAACTCGAACTGCAACAGAGGCAGCAGGAGTTGCAGGACGTGCAGGATGAGTCCGCCGCCAAGGCTCTCGAAGAGCAGGCGTGGAACGCCGCCAAGCGGATGAGCGACGACAAGGACACGGGCTACCTGTGGACCGCCGGCAGCGCGGCCGTCGACGCATACGACCCAACGCTTCAGCAACTGGACAAGCAGCTGGAGGAGATCGCCAAGCAGACCAAGAACCCGATGCAGCAGAAGCTGCTGCAACCGGCGTTGGTCAAGCTGCGCGACCACTTCGTCGGCAAGTGGGAGTTGCACGCCGGCAAGGAGATGCGAGCCAACGCCAAGGTGCAGGCGACCGCGCGTCTGGAGCGGTTCTCCGAGATGGCGTCGCAGAACTGGCAAGGCTGGGAGAACGAGAACGACGCGACCTACGGACCCAACACCTACAGGGATTCGCGCGCGCAGATCGTCAACGAGACCGCAGCACTCGCCAAGCTCGAAGGCATCACTCCTGACTCGCCGGCATTCCAAAGCATGCTGGCGAAGAACATGCAGGAGATGCACAAGACGACGGTCGTCAACATCCTGAAGGAAGGCGACCCTGCGCAGGCGCAGCGGTATGCCTCGCGGTTCCTCGACGAAGGCGAGCTCGACGCCAAGACCTACGGTGCCACGCGCACGCAGGCGCGCGCAGCAGACGACAAGACGCGCTCGACTGCGATCGGTTTGTCCCTGTGGCAAAACCGTGGCAGCTTGACGGGCGACCAGTTGATCGCCGACCTGCCCAACCGGATCGAGTCGAAGGAGCTACGGATCGAAGACATCGACGAGGTTCGCAAGACGATCACCGAGCAGCAGACGACCGCCGACAACATCAAGAACCAGCAGCTGGCCGCAGACATCGATTCGGCGCGGATGTGGTTTCGCTCACAGCAACAGCACGATCTGCAACCCGACATCGCAGGGTTCCGACGGCAGCACCCAGAGATTGCGGGCCGCATCGAAACCAACGGTGGCTTCGAGAAGCTGGAAGACTTGGAAACGAAAGCACGGCAGCCTGGGTGGGCGTTTAGCCCAGTAGCAGTCGCGTCTTTGGAGCGCATGCGCGCGGACGGCAAGCTGGCCGACCAAGACCTGTCCAAGTTCACCATCGATTGGAACAAGCTGCTGAACGCGGAGCAGATGAAGTATTGGAAGGACGAGATCCGCAAGCAGCAGGAGGCACGCGGCAAGAGCGACTACAAGCCCGAGTTGTCTGAGCACGACCACGCGTGGGTCAAGTGGCTCAACGCTCGCCCTGCCGACAAGAAGGCGTGGGAGGAGGGGAAGAACGCAACGGACTCCAACGCAAAGGCAAAGGCAGCGTTCGGGGCCTTGGAGCTCTCGCGGCAGCGGTTGTTCGCGATGATGGACGAGCGCGTCACTGAAGCCGACGCAGCGCGTGCGCAGATGGGCAAGCCGGCGATGACGCGCAAAGAGCGCGACGAGATGGTCGGCAACATGCTCGAAGACTTCCAGCTGACCGGCATCGACAAGAAGACGCAGCTGTCGTTCGACGAGATGGACAAGATGTTCCAGATGGACGACAAGGATCGTCTGATGGCGACGGCAAACCTGCACGTCACCATCGACAACGGAGAAGCGATCCGACTGGTGGATATGCCGAAGGACGAGCGTCTGGTCGCCGCGCTCATGCAAGAGGTTGGCTACTCCGACTACACGTCAATCCGCGACGTGGCGCAGCTGTGGACCGAACTGGGCCGGCCGGCAACTTTGGAGGTTCTCTACAAGTCGAACGACCAAAACACGCCGATGCCCGCTGCGCCATTCGGGCTCTCGGGGCCGGCTGCGTTGGATGCAATGGGCGACTCCACTGAAGGCCTTGCCCAAATGCTGCAACGCAGAGCAGACACCAGAGCCGCAGAGATTCGATCTCGCGAGGGCATCGAACTGCTGGACGAGAAAGCGTGGCTTGAATCGCAGATGCGCGATGACCGGCTATTGACACGCGACGGCAACCCGATGAACCCCACAGCTGCCTACGCAGAAGCGCAGGCACGGTTGGTGGCTGCGCAAAAGCAGCACGCTGAAATCGTGACGCAGCTGACAGCAAGCGGTCCGAACGTCGCAGCACCGACAGACGCGACACTGACGGACATGCAGAAGGCCGCAGCAGATCGCGAGAAGGCCTACGGCTACACGCTCGACATGGCTGGAGGGTTGCAGCAGCGCGCCATGCAAGCCGTGATGCTTGCGCAGCAAGTGCTAGCTCAAACGGGCGAAGAGCAATACCTGTCCGATCAACAGAAGATGGCGTTGCAGAAGCAGAAGGAGCAACGGTCTGCGGAGCTTTTGTCGTTTGCAGCGACAGCCGTCAACCATAGCAAGAACCTGCAAGAGCAGGTCGAGACGTTCGCGGTTGAGAACCTCCAGATGTTCAGCAAGGCTGGCATCCTCGACAGCGAAGACCTGCTGTTTGCAGGCCAGCGCATTGCGGCCACAGCCGATGGCTCTATGCCGAGTGCGCAGGTCACCGCACCGGAGTGGTGGGAGAACCCCAACGATCCGCAATACCGGCAAGGAATGGCTGGTCGCCTTCGAGTCGGAGCAAGGATTGATGCGAAGCCGCGCCAAGCGCAGGTCGCTCGCACGATGCACGACGAACTGTTGCAGTCGGCTCGCGTGTGGCGCGATGTGGCGTTGTCCTACTACCCGATCGAGAAGCTCGCCAGCATGTCTCAACTTGAAAGCCAGCACCACGCGTGGCTCATCGAGCATGCGCAGAAGGCTGAAGCGAAGGCGAAGTCGCTGCGCAAGAAATACCAGGGCCGTTGGGACATGCCAGAGAAGGAGCGTCAGGCTCCGCAGGCCAAGCAAGAGCACGACAAGCTGCGCAAGGCGTCCAAGATGGCTCGCGAGTCGGCCGAGATGTATTACCCAGCGCAGGACGGCGAAGCTGGCTTGACCGACAACCAGAAGATCCACCTGCAAAAGTTGGTAGAGCAAGCACAGATCTACGAGCGCAAGGCTGATGATCTGAGCAGCACCTACAGCGACTACTGGTCTGGCAAGTGAACACCAACATGGACGAACTCATCCCGCAGGATCCGCAGGAACCAGTGCCCCCGGTGATTGGCCCGCAGCCGCCAGTGCTGCCGCCGATGGAGCCGACGGTTGGACAAGATCCGATCCGCAGGATGACGGCAGACGAGGCCCGCGCGCAAGCGTTGCAGACGATGCAGCAGCGCGGGTTCTCGTTGCCGGTGTTCGACGACCCCAAGCTCGACGCGTTGTGGAGCGCGACGTCGTCGATGGAGAAGCAATACCAGGACGCCGAGATCCTGCGCCGGCCGCAACGCGACCCCGTGGTAACGGCGGCCCTGGAGTTTTCGCGCCAGCGCAAGCAGGAGCAGCTTGCCAACCAAGCGAGGCAGTCGTGGTTGCAGAGCCTCGACGTGGACCCAGCAGAAGCGGCGCGCGCGCAGGAGATCGCCGGCTTGCTGAACGTGTCCGCCGATCAGGTGCGCACGGACCCGCGCGTCTACGAGCGATACGCGCAGGACAAGCTTGCGGCGATGCACCAGATCTACGAGAAGTCGCCGGTGCTGTCGCGGTTCATGGCGGACCTCGGGCGCGCGCAACGGTTGTCGGACTCGACGTCGCAGCTGGCGTGGTATGAGCGGTTTTCGATTGGGTGGCAGCGGTCTACGCTCAACAACGAGATTTCGTTCCTGCGTAGCGAGCAGCTGTCCAACACATGGTCGGGCGTGCAGCTGGACGACGGGCGCGAGAAGCAGATCCAGGAGTTGCAGGACAAGATCAGCAAGCTGCCAGAAGTTTCAGGCATCTGGTCGTCGGGTGCAGAAGTGTCGCGCCAGTTCTACGACCAGATGTTCTGGCCGGCAGTGGCAGCGATCGGGACCGGCGTTGCCGTGTCTTTTGTGGGCACTCCGATTGCCGGCGCAGGTGCTGCATACACGTCGTTCACCGCAGGGACGGCAGCTGCAACGGTGTTCGCCGCCGGCAACATGCTGCAAGGCTACCGGCAGATCCAAGGCAACGCGTTCCAGCAACTGCTGGAGACCGGCTACGACCCGAACGCGGCGGCCGACGTGTCTCGTGGCATCGGTCTTGTGGCGATGCTTCCCGAAGCGATCGGCGTCGGCAAGTTCGTGTCGCCGGTAATGGTCAACGCAGCGATGAAGACGCTCGGCCCACAGTGGCTCGCCAAGCTGGGCGGAAGCGTCTACATGAAGCAGCTGACGGGGATGACGACCGGAAGAGCCGTGGCGCGCGCAGCGCAATACGGGGCAACGTCGGTCTCCTACGAGGTCGGCGAGGAAGTGTTCGAGGAGAACCTTCAGATGCTGGGCGAGATCGTTGCGAAGGCAACGAGCCGTCCCGAATACGAGGAAGCGATCAAGCAAGGCGAAGCTGCGTTAGGCAGCTACTGGAAGCGCACGTTCGAGATCGCCAAATACACGCTCGAAGGCATGACCTTGCCGACCATCGGCATGGGTGCCATCGGGTTCCACTCAGACCTGCGCCGCGCTCGTCGTGCCCTGAAGGAAGGCCGCAAGATCGAGACGCTCAACGAGGTCGCCAAGAAGATCGACCCGCTGACGACGCGCGACCCAGAGCTTGCAGCCGAGGTGACGCAAGCGATCGCGGACAACACCGAGCAGGGCGAGATCCTGATCGAAGCCGGCAAGCTGCGCCAGCACATCGCCTCGATGGAGGCAGACGGTCGCAAGCAGGGCGTGGGCGTGCAGCCGTTCTCGTCGCACGAAGCGTTCCGCCAGATGTTCCCGCAGATCGCGGACCAACTGGACAACGCCGAGGACGACCGCGCAGACATCGTCATCCCGATCGGCGACTACGTCTCAGGCCTGGGCAAGACCGAGTTCGCCAACAAGATCAAGCAAGACCTGCGCGTTGCGACGTCGTCGAACCCGAACCCGTTGAGCCTTGCCGAGGCTTTGGACGTGTTCAACAAGGCAGAGCAGATGCGCCTTGCTGCCGAGAAAGCAGAGCAAGAAGATCCGGCAGCTGACGAGGAAGGCGGCGAAGGCGGAGGACAGAAGAAGCAGGACTCGATGGTGATGCTGCGCAAGACTGTGACCAAGCAGTTGCGCGACACGGGCCGATACACGACGGCTCAGATCCAAGCGATGTCCGAGATGTTCATCCGCAGCGTCGTGTTCCGCGCGTCGCGTAAAGGCATGGACGTCTGGGAGTTCTACCAGAAGGAGAACCCGCAGATTCTGACCGAGGAGCAGCTGAAGCGCACAGCCGGCGCGCCTCCTGTTCGCCCGCAGATCCCTGCCATCAGCCCTGCGAAGTCGGGCATCAAGCCGGCGGCGGCTCCTGCTGCCGCGCCCGCGCCCGCGACTGCTGCCGGGGCCACAGCTGCACCTGCGCCAGCAGCGACGCCAACACCCGCACCCGCTGCTGCGGCACCTGCACCTGCACCAGCAGCTGCACCGGTCGACGTGTCGGTCACGACCGGCGCGACGCCTGAACAGCAGCAGGCATCGCAGGAGCAAGCAGCAGCAGAAGTGGCCGAGCAGGTCGAGGCAATCGGCAAGGCTCCTGCGGAGGAGATCCCTGCCGGCGAGCCGGTGCCTAGCCCTGTGCTTCCGTCGGATCAGATCGCCGCATCGCGTGCGGAAGTGGACCGCGTGCAGGCCGCGTTGTCGGAAAGCCGCACGCGTCTGACGATGCTGCATGCAGACGGCAAGGCGCAGAGCGCGGAGTTCAAGGCGGAGTCCGCCAACTACCGCAAGCTCATGGCCCAGATGGAGAAGGCCGAGCGCACGCAGGTCAACGTGTTGGACACGCTCGAACAGATGCCAGAGAAGGACGTCGTCGAGGCTGTCGTCAACGAGATGGCGCAAGCCGAGTTGGACGCATCCGCATTGGAAGCACGCGCGTCCAACATGATGCTGCCCGAGGAGGAGCGCGTTGCTGCTGCCGAGTCGGCCGCAAAGCTGCGCACCTACCTGAAGGAAGCGAGCGCGTGGATGGATGCAAAGGACCAAGAGTCCATCGTCAACGCAGAGGGACAGCTGGAGTCACTGACCAAGAAGCGCGACTTCCTGCGCGACAAGCTGACGACCATCCTGCGCGAACGGCCGGCAGTGCGCGTGGCCTTGAAAGGCAAGAACCGAGACCAAGTCATCTCGCTGTTGTCCGACTTCCTTGGCGACACATGGGACGACGACACCGTCATCGATGCCGCAGGCATCTCCAAGGATCAGGCCGAGGAAGCACGCGCTGCTTTGGAAGGCGGCGATGATGAGAAGTCGTCGATCACGTTGCCGGCGCACCTGATCGAAGCGGTCTTGGTTGCGGCTCGCGACAAAGCGGGCGAGGTTGACCCAGAGGCTGAATACGACAACGCGCTCTACGACGGCACGCAGAACCAAGCACTGGCTGCCAAGAACGCGGCGCGCCAGCTTGCCAAGAAGCTAGAGGAGTTGGTCGAGGCATTGCAGGCAGAGCTGAACAAGCAGGGCGACGAAGTCGTCAGCATGCGCAAGGCGTTGTATGAGTTGCAGGACGACATCGACTCGCTGGAACAACCGCTGCGTTCGTTGCGATCTGTGGTCCCAGTGGATCCCACGGAGATCGACGCAAACAAGCAGAGCCTTGCCATGGCTGTCGCTCGCCAAGAGCGATTCCTTGCAGTCGATGTGTCGCTGACCAAGGAAGAGGACGAGCAGATCACGGCTGCTGTTGAACGCTTTGGGTTCGATCGTGACGACGTGGTCGAGCAGGTGTTGGACTTCAAGCGCAAGCACCCTGCGCAAGGAGCAACGCCAACAGACCCAGGCTGGGCGCAGACGTCGATCAAGTCGATCAAGCGTCAGGACGACGACGACACCAAGCCGGCTCCTGCACCAGACGGCAAGCGGCGCGCACCACTGTTCGAGATCGAATACAACAAGCTGCCCTACGGTTTCGATCGCGACGCCGAAGGTCCGCTTGCTGATGCGCCGGCAGAACTGGAACAGAAGATTGCTGCGGAGCGCGACATCAAGCAGCAGATGGACAAGACCGAAGCACTGGTGACGACGCTCGTCGCCTTGACGGAATCGGATTCTGTCGCCGGCTTGAAGTCGACGCGCTCTGAGATCAAGCGGCTGGAGACCAAGCTCTCGAAGGAGACCGACGCTGCCAAGGCCGCGCAGGCGCAAGCCAAGCTCGACGAAGCTCGTGAACGTCTGCAAACCCTGGACGTTCCAGAAGCAGCCGCCGCGTTGGAGCAACTGCCTGAAGCTAAGGCGGAACTGCGCAGCCTGCGCGAGAAGCACGAGAAGGCTGTCGCTAGCGTGCAAGAAGCGATGCAGCTGAACGAGCGGTCGGAAGCACAGCTGAAGATGATCGTCGACAACGTGGTGACGGAGATGCGTCGCATCGCCGATCGCTACCGCAACGGCGACACGAACGCGTCGACGATCCTGCAAGCTGCCGGCTGGTATCGAGAGATGCGCACTCGCCTGCGCTACGAGTTCGGCGGTCTTGGCGATCTGTTCGCCGACCTGTTGGGAGCAACGTCACCCAACACGCCGGTGCGCGACAACTGGACCAACGCGGTGCTCTCGTTGCGCATGGCGTTGACGGGTCAGTTTGACGATCTCGCACCGCTGTGGGACGAGTGGCTGTCCGACGTCGAGGCCGAGGAAGCCGACCTCGAAGCGTGGTATGAGAAGCAGGTCGCGGCCGGCTTGACCAAGAAGGCAATCACCGAGTCGCGCGAATACCGAGTGCGCCGCGTTGTGTTGCGCGCTGTGCGCGACCTGGAGATCGTGCCATCGCAGGTTGAAGGCGTCAGCGAGCAAGAGGTCACAGCCGCAGGCGTCGAGAACATCAAGAAGTTCTTCAGCATCAAGACCGCCAAGGACGCAGCTGGAGTCCGAGAGCAGAACGAGATCTTGAAGGAAGCCGGCAAGCGCATGACCGTGCGGTTGAAGCACCGCAAGCGGGACATGCTTCCGCGCAAGTCGCTCGCCGGCCAGATGACCGATCGCAAGTTCGGCTTCAACGGCGAGAACGTCGTGCGTGGCCTGATGAACCTGTGGCGCGTGATCCGCGAGGAGAACGTGATCACGGGCAAGGGTGACACCGCACCCAAGGCTCTGAACTTCTCGGGCAACCTGATCGGGTTCCGCAGGAAGGCGACGATCGACGTGTGGGCTGCTCGCTTCCTTGACCGCATGGCCGGCAAGTTGCGCCTGCCGAACAAGGCAGAGGCCTCGGTTGCTGGTGCGATGCTGCCGAGCGGCGAGACCATTGGGCAGTTCGGATTCGGGCAAGAGATCTTCCGCCGTGCGGTGTTGGCGATCCGCAACGACCCAGACCTCAAGGAAGTCAAGCTGCTGGACGGGCTGAACGACGACGACCTGCAAGCCGTCGTGTGGTTCTTGGAGAAGGAGCACTGGACGCGGCACTCGTGGACGGCAGCCGCCGGCGAGAACGGGTCGTTCGAGTTCGAGGACAACCTCGCCGGCAACCCAGACGTCGAAGGCATCCGCGAGTTGCGCCGCATTGCAGACGCGACCAACTCGGCAACGGCTGAGCAGAAGCAAGAAGCCGAGAACGCGTTGCCCGAGTTGCGCAACGTGCGCGCAGCAGCATCGGCCGCGCGCGACATGGCGAGAGAGCGGCAAACCGCTGGCAACCAGTTGAACCGCTGGATCGAGCCGCAAGCTCGCGAGAACGAAGCCAAGCCCGAGACGCGCATCGCCAAGATCCTGCGCGCGTTGGACAAGGGCCAGACCACTGTGCTACTGACCCAGTCGCAGTGGGACGACATGACCAGATGGTCGTCCGCTCTCGGGTTAGAACTGCCGGCGTCGACAGAGTCGCAGAGCAAGCCCGACGCAGCAGGCAAGACCAAGTCGCAATACACGGTGGACTCCAGGCAGTTCATCGCGTGGGCGCAGCAAGGCCAGACTGCCGGCACAAAGGCTGTAGAGCAGACCGATGCGTTGATCGCAGCCGCTGCTGCACAGCTGTCGGTCGTCAACCCAGAGATCATTCGACACGAGCGCACGCTGGCGCGGCCGCTGAACACGGACCTGCAAGCGAGGAAGCGCGAAGCGAACGATCGTCTGCTTGCGGCAGAGATGCGTCCGAATCGCTACACCGCGACGGTCGGTGGTCATCTGAATGCGGACCCCTACGACCAGAGCTCGATGCCGACGGACGAGGACATGCGCAATGCGATGATCGCGCTGCGCGACGCGTTGATCCGCAACGCAGACGTCGAGTCGTTGCTGGCACCGAAGGCTGTGCCGAGCATGCAGACGGTGTTGGTGCAGCAGCGTGCCATCGACATCGAGGCTGTCACCCGTCACGACTACAACCCAGAGCTAGCGTGGCAGCAGATCATGTCGGCCGCCAAGAAGCAGGGGCTGGCAAACGTGATCATGTCGTCGGTGTTGCAGCCGACCCGCGTCGTCAAGAAGCACGACGACGGCACGACGTCGATCGGCTACGAGGTGCGGTTCAACCCGAAGGAGCATCGCCCGTCGGTCGAGGTGTATTTCCGCAGCGGCGGTTCCATCGAAGAACGGCAGGCGATCATGGATCGCATCAGCAACATCGGCGGTTTGCCGACGATGGGCTACACCGTCATCACCGACGGGCGCGCTACTCCGCAGGTGCGCAGCGGTCAAACCGGCAACGTCGTAGGCGTCCGGTTCCAGTTGGTCCCGGAGTTCGAGCAACGCTACGGCGTATTCGACTGGGCCTCGCTATCGGAGGATCAGGTCGGCGAAGAGGTCATGCGCCGGTTTGGTATTATGATGCAGGCTGCGCATCGGATCACGCAGCTGTATCCTGACGTGAGCTTCTCCAACGTGATGTGGGGCTCAACTCGCGTCGCGTTCGAAGACGACATCCAGAACTATGCTGAACCTACTGAACGTGCTACGGGAGCAACTGGACGTGCTTTCCCAGGATGGAAAGGACAGTCCGTTCTTGACGGGGTTGCGCGCGCAAATCGCGCAGCTGGAGCGTCAAGAGTTGCCGTCGACGCAAAGGCTCTTGGTGCGCGGCATCCTGCCACCGCAGGAACAGTCAAGGGGCACGACGCTGCTGTCCGAGCCCGAGTCGGACGCCGAGGCCCCGACGCCGCGAAGTGGTCCCACCGATCGCGACCTGTCGGAGATGCAACGCGATCTGGGCTACTAGACGCGTTCCGCAACGTCGGCATCCTCAAGCTGTGGGAAGCCGGCGCGATGCTGCGAGCCGCCTTCTCGAACGAAGGCTACGCGACGCCGCGCATCGTTGAGCTCGACCCCAAGGATGCAGCTGCTGTCGAGCTCTTCCGCCAGTCGATCGCGCGGTCGAAGCAGACGTCGAAGTTCGGTTCGTCGGTGTATGTCTACGACGCCGAGAGCTACCGCGACATGCGGTTGTTCCTGACCCAAGACGGGCTGTCTGGCTTTGCCATCAAGGCCGACGGCGATCTCGTGTCGGCGTTCAGCAGCGGCAACTCAGGCCGCGTGCTTGTCGACCTGGGCATCCAAGAAGGCGGGCTGAAGGCTGACGCTTTCGACACTGCGTTGCCTGGGATCTACGCAGGCCACGGCTTGCGCGTTGCCGCGCGCGTGAAGTGGGACGACTCGCAAGCTCCGAGCGATTGGGACAAGTCGCTCTACAAGGCGTTCAACCACGGCGAGCCTGACGTCGTGATGCTTGTGGCCGACCCCGAATACGTCGGCCCCTACACCGGCACCGAGGGCAAGACGCTCGAATACGGCGACGCTCTCGAAGAGCAGGCCAAGCAGATCGCAGCTGTGCAGGCGAAGCAGACGAAGCAGCAGTCGCTGCGGCAGCTGCGTTCCGTTGCGCCGGCGAGGCCGACTCCTGGCACCGACGTGCGCGGCGAGTTCTTCCCCGAAAGCATGACGATCCTGCTCAAGCAGAAGGCGGACATGTCCACCTTCCTGCACGAGGCGAGCCACATGTTCATGGTGTGGCTGATGCGCGACGCCGGCTTGCCCAACGCGGCCGAGGCAGACAAGCGTGATGCTGCCGTGCTGCTCGACTGGTTCGGCATCAAGTCGCTCGACGAGTGGAACGCGTTGGGCCTTGAAGGGCAGCGCAAATACCACGAGCGGTTCGCCTACTCGTGGGAGATCTGGTTGTCGGAAGGCATTGCTCCGGTCGAAGACCTGGACGGTGTGTTCGCGACGTTCCGCCGCTGGTTGCTGCGCGTCTACACCAACATCCGCGACGTGCTGAACGAGACCTACAAGCAGGAGTTCGGCGAGGATCTGCCGATCCTGCGCGGCGATGTGCAAATGGTGATGTCTCGCATGCTCGCAGCGGACGACGAGATCCAAGCGACGCAAGGCGCGCGCAGCATGCAGCCGTTGTATCTGACCGAAGAGCAAGCGTTGGCTGCCGGCATGACGAAGGCGGAGTGGGAGAACCACGCAGCTGTTCGCCAACGTGCACGCGACGCAGCAGCAGAGAGGCTGACGGAGCGACGCACGCGCATGATGAAGATGCTGGGGCGCGGCGCGTTGCGCGTTCTCGACTCCATCCAAGAGAAGGCTGCGAAGATTCGCGAGCGTGTGGAAGCCGAGGTTGCAGCCGAAGTCGAGCGCATGCCTGTGTATCGGTTGATGTCGTGGATGCGCACCGGCGTGATGATCGACGAAGCCGGCAAGGACATGGGCGACACCGGCTTGGAGAAGGGCGAGAGCCGCAAGCTGAATCGTGCCGATGTGCTTGAGATCCTGGCAGACTTGAAGATCCCTGGGCTCATCGACGAGGAAGCGATCGAACGCAAGCTCGGCTCGATGATGTCCGAGCGTGGGCAGAGCCCGACGTTGGTGGGTGCGATGGTCGGCTACAACAACGCGACCGAGTTGCTCAAGGCTTTGCTGAACGCGAAGCCGCAGCAAGAGCTGGTGCAGGAGCGCACCGACCAGCGGATGCTCGACGAATACAGCGAGTTCTACGACGAGAAGGACATCGCCGACGAGATCGGAGCGGCGTTGCACAACAAGCACCGCGAGGAGTTGATCGCGATCGAGCTCGACCACGAGATGACGATCCTTCGCATGCAAGCAGATGCTGCTGCGCAGACGCCTGAGCAAAAGGCCGAGCGCGAAGCAGCGATCGTTCGCATCGGCGAGATCAAGAAGCAGCGCGACGAGTTGGTCAAGCGCATCAAGAAGGAGCGTCAACGTCTTGCCGAGCAGACGACCGAGCAAGCTGTCACCAAGGCCGAGGATGCTTTGGATGCAGCGATCAAGGAGAAGGATCCGATCAAGATCCGCGACGCTCGCAAGGCTGTGCGCGCTGCCTACGCAGCGGTCACCGCTGCACGCAACGCAGCGGCGAAGAACGTGCGCACGGCTGTGTCGGAGATCGACAAGAAGCTGCGGCGCATGAAGGACAAGAAGAGCCCAGAAGCGCAGCAGCTACAGGACCAGCGGCAGGCGTTGCTGGACTCCGACCTGCTCCGCATGCTGGACGAGAAGCGAGCACTGGACAACCAGATCGCAGACCAAGAGCGCAAGGCCTACGGCATGCGCACGCCGATCCGGTCGATCGTCGACGCAGCGAACAAGGCTGCGAAGAAGATGATCGCCGGCCGCCGCGTGTCCGAGGTCTCGGCATCGAAGCACGAGCGCATTGCACGCAAGGCTCGCGAGGATGCGGACAAGTCGCGCAAGAAGGGCAACCACCAAGCAGCCGTCGATGCGAAGACGACGGAGCTTGTGCATCACGCGATGGTGGTATTGGCCGACAAGCTGTCGGACCTGATCGGCCGCACGAAGAAGATGACGCGCGGCATGTTCGCCAGCGACACAAAGCTGGGCGAGCGGCGCATGATCGAGGTCGTGTTGATGGCTCGCGCGTTGGCCTCGTTGTATGGGCTCGGCCCCAACTCGGAGGCGATCACGCCCGAAGCGGTGCAAGCTGCTGTCGGCAAGGTGCGCGAGTTCAACCCTGCGATGGCAGACGAGGTCGAGATGGCCGTTGCGCATGCCGCGACGATCGCAGCAGAGCGGTCGAAGGATGCTGCGAAGCGAGACGTCACGGCTCCGCTATGGAAGGACTTGACCGTGGACCAGTTCCGCGATCTGTCCGACACGCTGGAGTCGCTGTGGGTCTACTCGTTGCAGGCCAAGAAGATGGAAGTCGAGGGCCGGCGCATGGAGGCAGAGGATGCTGCCAACCAGTTGTCGGAGTCACTGCGCAAGCAGGAGCGCACGGCTACCAAGGACAAGTGGAGGACCGCGACGAGCGACAAGGAGCGCAAGACGCGTCGCCTGCTGACGACGTGGAACAAGACCAAGATCGTCGAGTTGTGGTGCGAGATGATGGATGGCGTAGACGCGAACGGGAACCCCGTTGCCGGCGCGTGGACCAAGCTGTTCTACCGTCCCGTGCAGATGGCGATCGACGCATGGCGCAAGCACGCCGGCGACCTGAAGGAGCAGAGCAACCAGATCATCAAGAAGTTCGGTAACCTCAAGCGGTGGAAGGAACCGTTGGTTGCTGAAGAGCTCGGCGGCTACGAGTTCGAGAGCAAGGCCCACCTGCTGGGTGCCATCCTGCAAAGCGGCAACATGAGCAACCTCACGCGTCTGCTGCTGGGCATGAAGCGGCACGACGACAGGTCGCAAAGCTGGGGCTCGCTCAACGAAGACGGCACGTTGAACACCGAGAACTGGCAGAAGTTCTTGGATCGTGTGATGAGTGGCGACAACCCGATCATCACAAAGGCCGACATGGCTGCGGTGCAGGAGTTGTGGGATCTGAACGCAACGATCCTGCCGCTGACGCAACGTGCATGGCGCGCGGTGTTCGGTGTTCCGTTCAAGACGATCGAGACCGAGGGCATCGTCACCGTGCACGGGACGTTCCCTGGTGGCTACTGGCCGGCGAAGCAGGACTCGACGAAGAGCATGGAAGCTGCGGAGCGCGACCTCGAATCGACGCTCGAAAGCGAAGCACGAGTGCTGCACCCGCAAGCACCGCGCGGCTTCGGCATCACGCGCGTCGAGCACGAATACCGGCCGCTGCAACTGGACGTGCGTCTGTCAGGCATTCACCTGACGGAGGCTCTCCAGTTCGCCTACATCCAGCCTGTCGTCAAGAAGGTCATGCTGGTGCTGAAGCAGAAGAACCTGAAGTCAGCGATCGAAGGGTTCGATCCGACGTTGATCACGTCGCTGTTCACACCGTGGCTGCACCGAGTCAGCCGGCAAACGCAGGCGCGCGACCCCGACACTACGTCGACGGGATGGATCGCTCGCTGGCTGCGCAAGCGCACGGGCATCAACCAGATGTTCAACCATCTGGCGAACGCGTTGCAGCAGATGACTGGTCACTTCGTGACGATGACGCGCGTGCCCATCAAATACTGGGCTCGTGCGTTCGCGATGTTCTGGACCGGCAAGGCCGGCGACATGGCGAAAGCGCAAGAGGCCTACTCCTCGTTCATGTTCGAGCGCAGGCGCAACAAGCTGATGGAGCTTGCCGGCGATCTCGACGACATGCTGAACGATCCCAACCTGTTCCAGAAATACCGCGAGAAGGTTGAGCGTCAGGCCTACTGGCTCCAGTCACTGTTCCAGAATCAGGTCGACTCGATCGCGTGGACGGCCGCGTTCAACCACCGCATGGATCAGCTGCGCGACGACGCGTCGCTGACCCAAGAGCAGAAGGTTGTGGATGCGGTTGCGCATGCGGACGGCATCGTGCGCAAGACGCAGGGATCTCTGAACCCTGAGTCGATCAGTGCGATGCACAACGCCGGCGAATGGTCGAAGCTCGTCTTCCAGTTCCAGAGCTACTTCATCACCCTGATGCACGGCAACATGAGCCTGCTGAAGGCGATCAAGCGGGACATCGGATGGAAGAGCGGCAGCATCCGCATGCTCCACGTCTACGTCATGGGGTTCCTGATGCCCATGGTAATCGGCGATGCGATCAGCAAAGCTGCAACCGGAGACTGGGAGGACGACGAAGACGGGGACGGCATCGACGACGTTTGGTTCGAGGTCTTCGTGGCGTCGCAGGCGCGCGGTGCGACTGCGATGTTGCCTGTGGTTGGTCCGGTGGTAGCGTCTATTGCCAACGCCATGGACGACAAGCCCTACAACGACAGGTTACTCAACGTCCCTGCGCTGACGGCGGTGGAGAAGTCCATCCGTGGCGCGAAGTCCTTGGTCGAGGTCTTCTACGAAGGCCGCGACGTGCAAGGCAAGGACGCCAAGGAGTGGTCGTGGCTGTTCTCCATGGCGACCGGACTGCCCACCCTGTGGGTAGCCAAGCCGGTGGGGTCAGGCATCGACTGGGCAACCGGCAGGGCCGAGCCGGTCAACGCGATGGATGCTGTGCGCGCGCTCGTGTTCGGTGGATCTCAGTGGGGCGGCCGATGAATCCCGGTGCCAACAGCGCAGAGCAGGCCTACATTGTGGGTATGCCAACGCGAATCGACACAGCCCTCAAGATCGTCTCTCTTGCGTGCTCTGCGGTAGTTATTCCCGGCATCGGGTGGGCATGGCATACGTCACAGGACATCACTCAGCTGTCGGGAAAAGTGTCCGCGTTGACGCAGCAGATCGACACGGACAGGCGGACAGCGCACGGCGTGGTCGAAGAACTACGAGCACTTCGTGCTAGCATCGATGCCATGCGAGCAGACCTGCTTCAACGGATGACGCGGGTCGAGACGCAAATGGAGAAGCGATGAAGCGACTGGCGATGTGGTGCTCGTTGGCAGCATTGAGCAGCTGCAAGTTCCTCGACAGCTGGGCAGCGGCGGCAACGCCCGTTGCAACAGACGGCTCGACTCCACCTTCCGGAAGCGGCGTGGTGCTGCCAGAGGTAGGCGGCAGCGAACCAATCGACATCGTCGTCACTGTGCTGACGGTGCTCGGATTGCCGGCGGTGGCTCGCTTGCTGATGGTTGGCAAGCCGCTGCTGGTGCCGTTGCTGCGCGCGTTGTGGCCCAAGAAGGCCGAGCCGCCGAAGCCGCCCGACGCAGTCTGACGGGCTAGTTGCCCGTCAGCTGCTTGCGGCGTCGAGTGTAGACCTGCCGGCATGCTTCCTTCTCATCGGGAGGAAGCTGCTTGGCGCGCTCCGCCAGTTCGAGCAGCGTGTCGATGTCGGTGCAGTTCTCCATGAGCTCGCAGATTGCGTCGCCCGTGTCGACCTGCTGTCCGCCGACATGCTGCTGCACCATCTGCACGGCTGCCGGCGTGGGCTTTGCTTCAGGCTTGGCTGCCGGCTTGGCCGCAGGCTTCGACGCGCGCGGCGGTTCCGATGCCTCGTTGCCATCGTCGTCGACCTCGGCAAGACCGAGCATCGCCTTGATCGACAAGCGTCGGTAGTAAGTGCAAGCAGCAGCGTAGCCCTGCGGGTCTTTCTTCTGAGGCGACAGGCGCAGCGTCGACCGGATGTTCTCGCCCGACTTGGCGTGGAACAGGATCGTGTCCAGCTGCATGTCTTGGTCGACAGAGGTCAGCGTCTGCATGAGCACGAGACCGTGCTTCTGCAACGGGCCCATGACCGCATCCAGCACGCTCTCAAGGGAGGCATACTGGGTGCGGAAGTGCGGGTTGTTGCTGTCCTTCTTGGGGTTGGTGATCTCGGCCGATGCCGAGCAGAGAGCGGTCAGTAGGTTCTGCATGATCAGTAGACGGGGTTGGCCCAAGCAGGGCGGTAGTTGGACTTGAGTTGCCAGAGGTTCAGCTGCGCGAGGAACACCTGCCACTGTGCTGCGATCTGGTCTTCGCCGGCCCAGCAGATCGACGCTTCGCACTGCGTGCGCGAGACGAACACGATGCCAACCTTGGCGGTTGGCATGCCGAGCGCGTAGCGCGTGGCCGCCAGCTGCATCATGTGCTCGGCATACATGACGGACTCGGCGACCGACCCGTCCTTGGTCTTGAAGTCCAACACGATGTTGGACTCGCGGTTGTGAATGTCCGCCTTCGTGCCGTAGCCGTAGCGCGTGTTGACGACCGACTGCTCGCACGACCACGGAGTGCCGACAACCGGCAGCACGCTGCGCACAGCGAGCACGAGTTCGTCGGTGCAGTAGGGATCTGCGATGCCCTTCTCGATGCGGCCGTGGATGTTGCTACCCTGGTCAGCTGCGGTGCGCGCGGCTTGCCCACCGTCACGCAGGATGCGCGCGACGAAGTCCTCGTCGGTCTCGCCGGCGACGCGCGGCAACGTGAGCGCAGCCCAGGCTGCCTGCCGTTCGCGATACTGCACCAGCTGTTCGCGGTGCGCGACCTTGAGCACAGTCGTGATGCCAGGGGCGAGGTTCAGCTTGCGGGCGTGGCGCAGGTCAGGCTTGACCGGCTGTCCCTTGCTGCCCTCGACAAGCTCGACCTGCCGGCCGAGTTGGTCATACCAGTGGCCCGACTCCGACGAGACGGCCGCGATCTTGATGGGTTGGCCGCTCATCAGAAGGCCTCCGTGAGGTCGACATCCGGGGTGTCGAGCAGCTTCTGGCATTGCTCGATGTCGTCGTTGACGAGCGTGTGGACGTGCTCGGGGCCGCAGATGTGCGGTGCCGCAGAGGCGAGGGCGAACGCGTTGGTGCAGGCGACGCGCAGCTGCTCGATGGCGCACTGCAACGGGACGGTGACCATCACGGTCTGCTTGTCGTTGAACGGGACGTCGTTGTCGCGCAGGTCAGCCTGGACGAGCCACTGCGTATCGCGCGCGGCTTGGATGAGTTCACAGAGACGAGTGTAGTAGTGCATGTGCTTCTGGTTTGGGTTCGGAAGAGAGCGAGAACGTAGGGCTTGATCGGCAGATTGCAAGTGGGTTGTGAAAGAATCCGCGCGCGGTGTGTCATACTGCGCGCATGTCACCAACCCAACGCACGCTGGCTCTGCTCCGCAAGTACGACCTGACGGCGCAGGTCGTCGAGAAGTGGAACCCTCACGCTCGCATTCGCCAAGACCTGTTCGGATGCATCGACATCGTCGCCGTCGGTGACGGCATGCGAGTCACAGGGATTCAGGCCTGCGCCGGCGCGTCGGTCGCGGCTCGGTTGAAGAAGGCGATGGCAGAGCCCAGGCTGAAGCTGTGGCTGAACAGTGGCGGCACGTTCGAGGTGTGGGGCTGGCGCAAGGTGGGCAAAGCCGGCAAGCGGAAGACATGGGCAGTGCGCAAGGTGTCGGTCTGCTTGGTGGACGGAGAGTTCGTGCCATACGAGTATTGACAACAGGTCGCGGTTGTGGTTGAGTTTCGGCATGTCAAACACCGACACGAACACCATGACCACCGAAACCAACCAGTTGAACGACGCTCGCGCGGCCGCGTCTCAGGCCCGCATGACCGCTGCCCAGCAGGGTAGCAGTCACTACATCGGCATGCCGTGCCGCAAGTGCCAGTCGCCGCTCCGCTACACGCGGTCGACGATGTGCGTGATGTGCGCGCGCGCGAAGCAGAATGCGGCGCGCAAGCACTGGACGAACCTGATCGAACTGAACAAGTCTGCCCAACCTACCCAGGGCAGCTGAACTTTTCTCTTGACAAGCGAGGAACCAAATGCTTTCTGTCTCTTCTGCATCGAACATGGGACGGTCGGTCGCCGTTCCGTGTATGTCTGCTGGTCTGTTGTCGATGACCCAGTCAACAGGCAGACACAACGTGACGATCTCGGATGTGCTCCTGCACCACGGCCTCTGGCCGACGCGTCGCGAACTGCGTGACGAACTCGCGAAGTCGCTCGAAGACGCGCTCTTCAGCGCAGGCCAGATCGACGCGGTGTGCTCTTCGATCCTCTCGATGAGCAACGACAAGCGCATCGCGCTCGGCGAGATCGTCAACTGCCTGCGCGATCACAAGCGTCTGAGCACCGCGATCGAAGACCTCTCGAAGGTCGGAGTCCCAGGACGCAAGTGGCACCCCGGTGAGATGGACCGCGCGCGCTCGCAGCAGTCGCTCGCATCCGAACGACGCGAGTGGGTCGACGCCGACCGCGATCACTACGTCCGCTGCCGCAAGGCGGACGGGATCCCCGAAGACGTCGCCATCGCAGAGTGGCACGCGAGGAGGGGATGAGCATGGACCACACCGAACAGATGCAGCTGGTGTGCTCGCACTTCTCGTCGCTGGCGCAGCAACTCAACGAGGCGAGCAAGCTCATGGACGGCTGGTTGCCGGCGTGGCTTGCCGTCGAGATCGTGTGCAACGTGGAGTGGGAAGCCCTCTCGCACGGGATGAAGTCGCTGGTCGGCGCGTGGTTGCGCGACCAGTTCCAGGCGGACTACCGATTCGAGATGACGCCGATCCGCCTCTACCCCAAGGCCAGCGGTTTCGGCTCGCAGATGCTGGCCGTCTACCCTCCAGTGTGGCTTGCCTCGAAGCGCGGAGGTTTGCTGCTGGTGATGGGCGAGATGCCGACGCGCGACTTGACCAGCGGGCAGCGTTGGCTGCCGTTTGACGGGGAGGCCGACTGTGACTGACCACGCATGGGACAAGAGCCCGCAGGCGATCGACAAGCTGTGCGAGGAACTGCAAGGCTACAAGTCGAACGACGAGATCCTCGCCAAAGCAGGTGCCGTCGTGATGCGAATGCACAGTGCCGTGTTGCAGACCTACACCTACGAGATGCAAGGCGACAACGTCTACGTCGAGTTCCTCGCGTGGGACGGCCGAACGATGACGACAGCGGTAGATCTCCAGCTGGCTCGACTGAGCGGCGACCCTGTGGCGTATGTGACGTCGGAGTGGTGGTTCATCGTTGGATGCACGCTCGGCTTCAAGAGCAAGGGAGAAGGCAATGGCTGATCTACTGAACAGGCTGCCGGCGATCGCAGCGTCAGGTGTGTGCTCGCAGGATGAGGCAATCGAGATGGCGCGCCTGCTGCTGTCCGCGCGAACGCGACGCACCGATCCCGACACGAGCAGGCAAGCGGCTGCAAGCGTCACCGCGATGACCGCTCGCCGGCGCGCGGTGCTCGACCTGCTGCGCCGCGTTGGTCCGTCGACCGACGTGCAGCTGACCTACCACTACGGGCAGTCGGTGCAGGACGAGGACTTGAAGCAGACGCCGCAGTCGGTGCGCAGCCGGCGAAGCGAGCTCGTGCGCATGGGCTACGTCGTCGAACACGGCACCACGCAGATCGGCGGGCGCACGCACACAGTGTGGGCTGTCCGATGAACCACAACGAGTTGATCCGCGAGATGTGGCACCTGCTCGCAGAGATCGAACGACTGGAACGTCTGCACCCTCCACGCTATCGACTGCGACACATGACAACGCCTCTTCGCATGATCCTCAACACGATGACCGAGGCCGAGGTGCGCCAGTGGGTGCACTGGTCGGAACGCAATCCGTTGGAGGAGCCGGTGAACGAGGACGACCTGCACTTCGTCGACGAAAAGAGTTGGCAAGGGCTGCGGTTGTGCTACGATCCCCGCCGCGACGAGGCTGTCGCGTGCATCGGGGGCAACTCCGAGCACCGATGGCTACGTCTCCCGACCGAGTTGCTGTTCGGGTCTGCCTTGTTGGACGACCCGCGTGGTGACTGAGAGACAGGGTTCTTCTGCTTCAGTTTGGTTCGCCCGCCGGCTCTGACCGGGGCCGGCGGGAGTTTGCATGGGTCTGGTGACTGGGAACCAGCGTAGGCAGATAGTGTCAATACTGCTGCTGACCGCCCCAGGCGGGTTCAATCCCTGCTTCATGCTCCAGCCTCGCCGGTGCCTATAGAGAGGGGGCCGGCGCGCGCCCGAGGATTGCGGCGGACCTCCCACCGTCGAGCGAGACGATCCTCGGGCGCACTTTTCTTCGAGCCGCCCCGCTGACCGAGATGCTACGCAGCATTGCCGGCGGACGTCTGGGCGCGGAATGAACCTCGGTCCAGTTTCGGACCATACGCCCTGCCGCATATCGGGGTCGAGCGACCTGCGCGCGCCGACGTCGACCGGCCGCGACCGGTGAAGGGCCCGCCGCCGCGCGCCCCCGGTCGACCGCGTGGACCGTTGCGCGACGGCGGGCGTCGAGCCCGATGCGAGCGCGACCGGCACAGCATGCCGAGGCCTGCGCGCGGAATCTGCGCGGCACCCCTTGACAGCGGCGCGCTCGCCTGCTTCAGTTCTCGACCTCAAGCAGAACCACAACCCGAACCGACAGAGACAACATGCAGAACACGACCAACACGTCCGCCCCCGTCCACCCCTGGACCGCCGCTGGCCTCGGCCGCGCCCCGTTCACGTTCGTCGGCTACCACGAGGCGCGTGGCCCGATCCGCCAGACGTTGCCCGACGGCATCGTCGTCGAGGTCGGCGCGCCTGGGCAGCCGATGGGCGTCTGCGATGCCTGCGGCACCGGCATCGCGCACTGCTACCGCGTCTGCTCCGCCGACGGGCAGACGTCGGTCGTCGGGTGCGACTGCATCGACCGGCTCGACGGTAGCCTGCGCCGCGAGGCTCTGGCCGCTCGGCGCAGCTACGGCAACGCGAAGCGCGCAGAGTCCCGCATCGCGGCCGACAACGCCGCTGCGCGCGCGTGGAAGGCGGCACGCGACCAGCAGGTCGCCGACGTGCTCAAGGCGAACGCAGGCCTCGCCGAGGCCTTGAGGACCGACCACCGCATCGCGCGCGAGATCGCCGAGCGGTTCGCGGCGACCGGCCGAATCAGCCCTGCGCAGGTCGCGCTCGTGTTGAAGCTCGCGGCCGATGCCGCGACGCAGTGGGGCACGCCGGTGCTCGGCCGCGCGACGCATCGCGGCGTCGTCGTGTCCCGCCGGTTCTTCGAGGGGTTCGACTTCGGCGGGCAGTGGGTCGTCGACCTGCGCATCGAAGGCGAGCAGGGCCCGTGGATCCTGCGCTGCAACGAGCCGCGCTACACCGAGTTGGCCGTCGGCGCGCGCGTCGAGATCACTGCGACGGTGGAGCAGCGCAGTGAGCAGCGGCACGTCGGCAAGGGGCTGCGCGCGAAGGCGACGATCCTCGACGCATGACACAGGCCGCGAAAGAAATCGCGACAGGGGCTTGACGCCGCTCGCCTCTGTCGCTTCAGTTTGCACGTCCGAACCTTTCCCTTCAGAACCAGAACCCAAGCAGACGAGACTAGAATCATGACCACGAAGCAGAACAAGTTGGCCCGCAATCTTCGCTCGACGTTCCACGCGCGCCTCTGCGGCGCGTTGGGTGCCGCCGAGGTCGTCGAGACCTTCCTCGCGAACGCGCAGGAGTCGCTGGACGTTTGGCAATCGGACGCGAACGAGCAGCAGCTGCTGGACTCGTGGCAGAAGGCCAGCGCAGTCGAGCAAGAGTTCAACGCTGCCCATGTGTTGTTGACCAAGCTGATCACGCGCCTGCGTGACCTCGAAGCCAGCAACCGACTGACCAACGATTGACCAACCCGCCGCGCGGCACCAAACCAGAACCAGAACCAGAACAGGAGACCAGAACCATGTCCGACAAGACCACCGCAGAAGACTACCGCCAGACCGTCACGTCCTACGCTGAAGAGGCCTTCGACCGCTCGCGCGCGGGCGAGGAACTGTCCGACGTCATCCACGAACTCGTCGACGCCTCGTGCTGGATCATCTACAGCTGGCGCGCGCGCCTCGTTTGCCAGTGGAGCGAGAACGAGGACGCGTATTTCGAGGAGTCCGGTTTCGCGATCAAGGCGTCGAACGCCTGCGAACTCTGGCAGACGCTGGCCTTCTACGCGATGCGCGCAGACGTCGCCGACGCGGCCGACGCGATCAGCATCGAGGACCACCGCAACGACGGGCAGGTCGAGGGTCCCGACTTCGTCGGCAGCGACACTGAGGTGCAGTCGTGACGCCGCGCGCGCGTTGGGACTGGAGCACCGGCGACGTGCAGGTCGTGCGCGTCGTCCTGCGCATCAGCTACTGCGGCCCGACGGAACGCACCGGCGCGCGCTACAGCGTGACCGGCGGGGCCGTCGCCGGTCGCTCGCTGCGGGTGCTGGCAGCCTACGAGCACGCCCTGAGCATGGACGAGCGCGTCGAGGCTGCTGCGCAGGCCTGGGTCGATCGGCATGCGCAGACGTGCCTGCGGGCCATGGCGATCGACCGGCCGGTGCTGGCCGTCGCGCTGCGGCACTCGCTGGGCACGGTGGGGGCTCACGAGGTCATCGCCGAGATTTCTGCCGCAGACGCTTGACAGCGGCGCGCGTTTCTGTTGAGATGCGCGCGTCCGCTCCTTTCCCTTCAGAACCTGAACCCAAGAAGCCGAGAACAGAACCATGAGCACGAACACGAACGACAAGCCCTTCCTCGTCCAGTGGAACTGGACCGTCAGCATCGAGATCATTTACATCGACCGCTCGCGCGATTCCTACCGGGAGTGCGATCAAAGCTATTGGGCAAACAGCCAACGATTCGACACGGCCGAGGAAGCGCAGGCCTTCGCGCGCTCGATCGTCGGCGCGGAAGTCGTCGCCGAGCAGCACGGCGGCTGGACGGCCTACGGCTCGAACGAGATCTGCGGCTACGGCGACGTGCCGCTGTGCGTCGTCACCGACGAGACCTGGGTCGCTCCGGTCGTGCACTACGACGAGGTCCCCTTCTGATAGCGTCGCAACCCGAACCAACCAACCAAAACAGGAGAACAGAACCATGACCACCTACATATACTGCGCCATCATCCAAAGCATCGACCCCAACATCGCGCAGCGCAGGGCGTGGGGCGCGCGCTGGTTCGCCAGCCTCACTGCCGCCGTCGCCGCGATCCGCAAGGATCCGAGCAGCAAGCGAGTCGATGGCCGCCGCCCGCGCTTCGACGTTCAGCAGCACGTCGCCGTGCTCGTCGATCTCGATCGCGACGAGGTCATCGGTCGCCCGACGCAACACGAGGTGCGCGCGTCCTGCGCGGCTCCAGGCATGGGCGAGATCCGCACGCGTGGCGATCGCCGCTGCTACGTCCACGCGCTCGAACTGCACGGCGTCCACCGCAACGTGCTCGCGCACAAGAAGCACAGCTCGTTCGCGACGTCGTTCGGCAGCGACTCGTTCGGGCCGTTCGCGCGCGTCTGGAACGTGTTCCACCAGGAGTGGGACCGCTTCCGCAGCATCGATGCCGTGTCGCCCGAGGTGCTGGCAACGCTGACGGAGGCCGAGCGCGTCGAGATCGAGCGCGTGTTGCCGAAGGGGGTGACACTGTGAACGTCAAGCACGCCGTGCCCGTGTATCGCGATCCCGCCGTGCAGCTGCTGGAGGGCACCAGCAAGGCGGTGTTGATCGACCTGCTGATCGGCCTGATGCGCACGCGCTACCGTGGCGGCCTATCCTGCGACGATCCCGTCAGCATGGACGAGGCGCGCACGCTGGTCGACCGCGTCGCGGCGTGGCCGAGGCGCAACGGAATGGGCGAGCCGCTGAAGGCTGCCAAGGGGGGTGCCTGATCATGGCGCGACCCTGCTTCCTTCGTTGCATGGGTGGCGACTCGTGGATGCCGGACGATGCCGAGGGCTCGATCCGGCACCCGAGCCTCGCCGCCGCCTTGCGCTACATCGAGCGCACCGAAAGCTCGCGCCGTGGCTACGTCGACGGCTCGTCGATCCGCTGGTGGATCTACTACGGCACCGAGCCGGTCACCGAACGCCACTACCCCGACCTGGAGGTCACGCGCGGCCCGCGCGGCGGCATCCACCTGGAGCACTGCTGATGGCCGCCCCCGTCGACCACGACCGCGAGCATCCTGCGGTCGTCATTCTCTCCGCGATCGTCTGCATCGCCGCGATCGTGTTGTGGTGGACCATCACCCCACCATGACACAACGCAAGCACATCGGCATGCATCCGATCGAGCGGCGGTTGCTTCACTTGCTCGCGTTCGCCTTCCCTGTGCTGGTCGCGCTCCGCTGGCTCCACGCCGACGCATACCTCTAGCGCACCGCACCGCACCGCTGTAGACCGTCCGCATGCCGATGGTCGCACTCTCTGAGGCGCGCCGCAGGTGCGGAGAGACCCACCCGCGCGCGCGTGTTCCCGACGTCGTCGTCGCTGCGATCCGCGACGCGCACGAGTCTGGCATCGGACTCCGTCGCCTCGCTCGCATGTTCGCGCTGCCGCGCTCAACGGTGCAGGGGATGTGCAACTACACGAGGCGCGCCGTTCGCATCGACGTCTGGATCCGCTGCGAGGGACGGCATGGCAAGGCCTAGGAACCTCGCACGCCGCGCAGAGCAGCAGGCCGTGGTGATCGAGGCCGTGGCGATGGGGCGCAGCGTCAGGTCGACCGGCATCAGGTGGAAGCAGGTGCTGGAGTGGCAAGCACAGGATGAGCAGTTTCGTGAGCTTTACGCGCGCGCGCGGGCGGCTCAGTTGGCGCGATGGGCGGACGACCTTGTGGAGATCGCAGACGACCCGTCGGGCGATCCGAACCGCGACCGGCTGCGCATCGACACGCGCAAGTGGCTGCTCGCTCGCATGCTGCCCAGGCTATACGGCGACCGCGTCACGGTTGCCGGCGACGAAGCCGCGCCGGTCGTCATCCGCGACGACGCGCAGCGGGCGCAACGCATCGAGCAGCTGCTGGCGACCGCGCGCGCCCGCATCACCGTGTCCACCGAGCCGCAGGAGCCTGCGCAGTCGACGATCGGCAAGCCGGTCGACTCAGACGAGGGGGGCCAGTGATGAAGCGACCACAGGGCAGCCAGGACGTCCAGCAGGAGCGACGCAACGCCGTGCTCGCCGCTGCCTGCGGATGGGTGCAGGGCGTGTGGGAAGCACGATGGGACGGCAACGACCGGCCGCCGACCGTGCGGGCGGGATGGGCTCGTGGCTCCGACCTGCGCGTCGACCCTGCGGACTACGACGACGACGCCCAGATCTACGAGTTGCTGACTGTGGCATGCGCGCGCGGCTGGTCCGTCGACGTGGTCGTGGAAGGGCACGGATGGCTGGAGGTGCACGTCGAGCGCGAGGACCGCTGGCAAGTGGCATACGGGGCTGGGGCGATCGGGCGGGCACTGTCGGCCGCTGTGGCCGAAGGGCTGGAGCTTGACTGCGTCACCCCATGGGACGACGAGGACGACGACTGCGATGGCTGACAATGTTCAACTGAACCCTGGGGCGGGCGGCTCCGTCATCGCGGCCGACGACATCGGCGGCGTCGCCTTCCAGCGCGTCAAGGTCGTGCATGGGGCCGACGGCACGAACGATGGCGACGTGTCACGCGTCAACCCGCTGCCGGTGCTGACGATGGACCACGACCGCACGGTGCTGGCCTTCTGGGCAGTGGCCGCAGCAGCGGGCACGACCGGCACCGAGACGGCGATCACGCTCTCGCGCTCGAACGCTCCCGGCGCGACCGTGACCACGGGCACGTCCTTCGTTGTCACGAGCGGCAAGCGGTTCCGGCTCACGTCGATGACGGTGGCAACGCGCGGCAACGCGACGGCGACCGTGCAGACGACGACCTTCGCGCTGCGCGTCAACACGGGCGGCGCGGTCACGACCTCGTCGGCAGTCATGCTCTCCGCGCGCTCGGCGACCCCGGCGACCGCAAGCGCATGGGACCGCGTCACGCTGACGTGGAGCGGCGACGGCCCCGAGATCACCGGCGACGGCACGCTCCAGTTCGGCATGACGGCTGCGGCTACCTACACCACCAACGCCCCAACGTGGGACGTGACCATCACCGGCTACGAATACTGATGCGCACCCTCCTCCTCTGCCTTCTCTTCGCTTCCTGCGCTGCCCAACCAGCACCCAGGCACTGCCCGATCCTGCACAAGCCCGCCGACGCATCGGTGCCGACGCGCGTGCTTGACGGCGAGGTCGTCGGGTTCTGCTGCACCGGCTGCCTTGGCAAGTGGGACCGCATGACGCCAACAGAGAGGCGCGCGCTGTAGCATGCTCCTCGCCCTGTTCGCAGGCTGGCCCGCCAAGCCGCCCCCAAGCTCGCTGGATCTCGCGATCCTGAAGGGCACCCTGTCGTCCACCACGCGCGCGAAGCTCGAACTGGTGGACGGCTGGCCCACCCTGGACGAGTCCTGGCAGGAGGCGGTGGTCGCGGCAGCAAACTATGTCTGGATGCTGATCGATGAGATCGAGAACGCGACGCCTGCAACGGCAGAGCCGCCGGTGTCCGTCAAGCGGCAGCAGTCGCTCAAGGACGTGAACCGTGGCGATGGGCCGCGCAGCCTGCGCAGCACTGCAAGGCAGGCCAAGGGCTACCGATGAACGTCGACCCCGCTGTGCTGGCTGCCTTGACCGACGAGGAGCGCGCCGAGCTTGACCGTCTGCTTGCTCAGTCCCCGCCGTGGAGCCCGCTTCCTGGACCGCAGACGCAGGCGATGGAGAGCGGGGCGACGGTCGTCGGCTACGGCGGCGCGGCAGGTGGTGGCAAGACCGATCTGGCCGTCGGGCTGTCCGTCACGCAGCACCGGCGCGTCGGCATCTTCCGCCAGAACGGCACCGAGTTGACCGGCATCGTCGACCGTCTGGCCGAGGTGATCGGCAACCGCGATGGCTGGAACGGAAGCGACCGCATCTGGCGCACGCAGCGTTGGGATCGGGTGCCGTTGCAGATCGAGCTAGGCTCCTTCCCAGCACCCGACGAGGAACGCAAATACCAGGGACGCCCGCACGACCTGCTCGTGTTCGACGAAGCGTCCAACATGCGCGAGTCGGCCGTGCGCTTCCTGATGGGCTGGCTGCGCACGACCGAGGTAGGCCAGCGGTGCCGCGTCGTGATGACGTTCAACCCGCCGACGACGGTCGAGGGCAGGTGGGTCATCCGCTACTTCGCGCCGTGGCTGGACAAGGGGCACCCGAGGCCAGCGAAGCCGGGAGAGGTGCGCTGGTTCGCCACGCTGGACGGCAAGGACGTCGAGGTCGACAGCGGCGAGCCGTTCACGGTGGGGGCCGACCACATCATCCCGCAGAGCCGGACGTTCATCCCCAGCAGGGTGACCGACAACCCGTTCCTACTCAACACCGGCTACATGGCGCAGCTGCAAAGCCTGCCCGAGCCGCTGCGCAGTCAAATGCTGCACGGCGACTTCCATGCAGGCGTGCAGGACGACCCGTGGCAGGTGATCCCGACGGCATGGGTGGAGGCGGCGCAGGCACGCTGGAAGCCGCTGGACGTCAAGCCGCCCATGGACTCGGTCGGCGTGGACGTCGCGCGCGGTGGGCGGGACGACACGATCATCGCCCGCAGGCATGGCAACTGGTTCGACGAGCCGCTGGTCTACCCAGGCCGGGAGACGCCCGACGGGCCGACCGTGGCAGGGCTCGTGATCGCAGCCGCGCGAGATCGGGCTCCGCTCCACATCGACGTGATCGGCGTGGGCGCGAGCCCCTACGACTTCCTGGTGCAGGCGATGCAGCAGGTGCTCGGCGTGAACGTGGCAGAGTCCGCGCGCGGTGTCGACAAGTCGGGCCGACTGCGGTTCAAGAACCTGCGGTCCGAGTTGTGGTGGCGCATGCGCGAGGCACTGGACCCGACGTCGAATCGAGGCATCGCGCTGCCGCCGAGTCCTCGCTTGCTGGCCGACCTGACGTGCCCGACCTGGAGGCTGTCGGGGGCCACGATCATGGTCGACAGCCGCGAGGAGATCTACGACCGGCTGAAGCGATCACCGGACTACGCGTCGGCGTTCTGCCTTGCCCTGCTCGACACGCCGAAGCAGGCCGAGATCGACCGCACCTACGGCCGCCGAGCGCGTGGCGAATACGACCCTTACGACCCCAAGACGCTGCGAGGCAGCTGGAGCAACTGACATGGGCGACGTTCAGAAAGCATGGGACACGGTGCGAGGCAAGCCGAGGAACAGGCCAGCGGCAGAGCCGTTCCGAATCCCTTCCGCGCGCATTGCACCGGCGCAGCCCAGCATGCTGACCGCAGCGCGCAACCAAGAGACGCCGGGGATGGCTGGCGACGTGACCAACTCGACCATGCTGACCGGCAAGCGTCCCATCGGTCCGACGAGGTGACGGTATGCATCACGGGTTCGGACAGGACTACGGTTGCCTGCGATGAAGCTCGAAGTTCCACCCACGCTGACGTTCAGCAGGACGACCGTCGCACATCTGGTGCACAACCCAGCGTCGACCGAGTTGTTCAACCTGCACTTCGAGGAAGTGGGCACGGGTGCAAAGCTGTCGATCGACACTGAGCCGTTCTACGACTGCGAAGCACGCAACGAGTTCCTCGCTGTTGCGGTCTACGACGGCGAGCGTCTCGTCGGCTACAGCATCAACACGCTGACGCAGCACCTGTTCTACGACGAGCTTTGGTGCAACCACGTCGCGATGTTCGTGCACCCGACCTATCGCAGGCTCAACGTCTGCCGCAGGCTCATGCAGATGGTCGAGCAGTTGGCGACGAAGGAAGGCTGCACGCGCATCACCATGCACGCCAAGCCCAACACGGCGATGGATCAGATCCTGATCCGTAGCACCTACAGCATCCACGAAACCATCTACAGCATGGAGCTCTGACATGGGCGACGTATTGAGCTACACGCCGATCATCGGCGCAGTGCAGCAGGGCCGTCGCGCCGAGAAGGCGCAGAAGGAAGCACTCAAGCAGCAGGACGACGCGCAGAAGAAGGCGGAGTCCGCTGCGATTCGCCAAGAGCGCATCTCCGCGATGGAGAAGGCGCGCGCGAACCAGAAGGCCCCCGACATGATGAGCCTGCTCACTGCGGCTCGTCGTCCATCCACGCAGGGCGCGGCGAGCACCATGCTCACGCAACCCTACGGCACCAACAACACGCTGGGCTGAAGTGACCTACACCGGATCCACCAAGAGGCGGAGCGATCTGCTGACCCGTTGGGGACAGCTGAAGAGCGAACGTGCGTCGTGGTGGATGCACTGGAAGGAGATCAGCGACTACCTGCTGCCACGCAACGGCAGGTTCTTCGTTCAGGATCGCAATCGCGGAACGAAGCGGCACAACCTCATCTACGACAACACGGGCACGCGCGCGCTGCGCGTTTGCGAGTCGGGATTGATGGCAGGTGCTACGAGCCCCGCGCGCCCGTGGTTTCGGTTGGCGACGGCCGACCCAGACCTCAACAAGTTCTACCCCGTCAAGCTGTGGCTCGACGACGTCACGCGTCGCATGCAGTCGGTGTTCGCGCGCAGCAACACCTACCGCGCGTTGCATCAGGTCTACGGCGAACTCGCAGCGTTCGGCACTGCGGCATCGCTCGTGATGCCGGACTACGACAACGTCATCCACCAGCACCCGCTCACGGTCGGCGAGTATTGCATCGCAGCGGACTACAAGGGCCGCGTCGACTGCCTCTACCGCGAGTTCGAGATGACGGTCGCGCAACTCGTCAAGGAGTTCAAGCTGGAGAACTGCTCGACGCAGGTGCAGGAGCAGTGGCGTCGCGGCAACCTCGACACATGGATCACGGTCATCCATGCCATCGAGCCGCGCGAGGATCGCGATGCGTCGAAGCTCGACGACATCAACATGCCCTACAAGTCGTGCTACTTCGAGATCGGAGGCGAGCACAACAAGTATCTGCGCGAGTCGGGCTACCGCAGGTTCCCTGTGCTGTGTCCACGATGGGGCACCGCCGGCGGCGACATCTACGGGCACAGCCCTGGCATGGAGTGCTTGGGTGACGTCAAGCAGCTGCAACACGAGCAACTGCGCAAGGCGCAAGCGATCGACTTGCAGACTAAGCCGCCGCTGCAAGCACCGACGTCTGCAAAGAACCGCGACATCGAGATGCTGCCTGGAGGCATCTCGTTCGTCGACGCGTCTGGACCCAACAGCGGCATCCGCACAGCGTTCGAGGTCAACCTCAACCTGTCCTACCTGTTGCAGGACATCGGCGATTGCCGGCAACGCATCAACAGCGCGTTCTACGCGGACCTGTTCTTGATGCTCGCCAACAACGCGAACAACCCGCGCATGACGGCAACCGAGGTCGCAGAGCGACACGAAGAGAAGCTACTCATGTTGGGGCCGGTGCTGGAGCGTCTGCACAACGAGTTGCTCGACCCGCTCATCGACATCACCTTCGAGCGCATGCTGGAGTCGGGCGCGATCCCGCCGCCGCCCGAAGAGCTCTCAGGCCAAGACCTGTCGGTCGAGTTCGTCAGCATGCTGGCACAAGCGCAGCGCGCGATCGGCACCAACTCGGTCGATCGCTTCGTCGGCAGCCTTGGCATCGTCGCGCAGATGAAGCCCGAAGTGCTCGACAAGTTTGACCCTGATGTGTGGGCCGATGCATACGGCGACATGCTGGGCGTCGATCCCAAGCTGATCCTCGCGACGGAAGACGTCGTGCAGATCCGTCAAGCACGCGAAGCTGCGATGGCTGCCAAGGAACAGACTGCTGCGCTGGAGCAGCAAACCAAGGCCATGGGCAACTTGCGTGGCACCCCGATGAACGCCGCGACCTCGGACGTGATGGGCATGTTCAGCGGCTACAACTCACCTTCCCCGCAGATGCTGTAGAGGAACCATGGCACAAGTCGCTTGGACGTCAGTCACGACCTCAGATCTATACACCAAGGCCTACAGCGTGGCTCTCAACCCAGGCGACAACACTGCTTGGCTTGAAATCACAACGTCGGCTTCGGTCAGGTATTCTGTGGGAAACACGGTCACCTGGACCGCTGGACAGTTTCAGGTGTTGGCAGGATCCGACCCAGCGGTCGCTGTTGGACAAGGTGCCGTTGCAGAAGCGTTGGCCCCAACGGGGAGCAACGACCTGTTGATCCCAAGTGTCACCATCTATTCCACGTCAAGCGAACTGAACGTGGCCCCACGAACGTTGGCACTTTACGCAAAGGCTGGCACCGGCGGCGCATTTGTGTGCAGCGTCTACGTCACGCAACGGGTGGGCGGCTGATGCACGTCACCATCGAGAACCTCGCGAACTACGGAACAACAGCATGGGTGTTCTGTGGTATCCCCAAGCAGCGGAACGTGCCAGACAATGGCTGGCTGACGGACGGGGTCTACAAGTATCCCTACGCCAAGGACGCATCTGGCCGTGGTATCCGAGTGCTGGTGACGATGCCGGCGGGCCATGCGAAGAAGCTGGAGTTCACGGAAGACAAGCGTGAGCCCGACCAGTTCAAGTGGCACCCTGCGTTGGCTCAGGACATTGATCTCGCAGTGCCACGGTTCTGGATGGGTGGAGTCGCCGGCGAGATGTCGTTGCAGCAGGTGACGACCAGCGAGGCGACGTCCACCTACCTGTTCCGCCACTGGTTCCCGACGTATCGGGTGACCGTCGACGTGTGGTGCACCGCCTACAGCACGCTTTCCAGCGTCGACTTCGTAGCGCATGCGGTCTACGGCACGACGGAGAACGACGGACAAGCACAAGCCGTCAACCTGCCGGCACTGAGCATGGAGACCGGACTTCCCATGTCGGTCGACTTTGCGCGCCGTAACGGGCACGCGGTCTCGCGACTGGGCAACCGTTCGGTCGTCGCAATCACGACGGACAGCACGCGTTGGCATCGCGCGTCGACGTTTGAGCTTCGAGGCTCCATCCACGCAGCGGCTAACCAAGCACGCGAGCAAGGCCTCCAGATGTTCGGCCTGTTCTCGGAATGGGACGGTCACTGGATGGCATTGGGTCGCGTGCCCAAGAGCGTGCAGGCAACCGAGACCCAGAACATCGCGCACTACCACTCCTACAAGAACCAGACGTTCGTTGGCTACGCAGCACCGCGTCCGCGTTGCCAGCCGCGCGAAAGCGGGACGACTGGCGAGCAAGCAGACTTCGGCGCAGCGTCCGATCTCGCGGTCACCTGCAACGGCCCGTGGGAGATCCACGACGCTCTGTGGCAATGCCAGAGCTATGTGCAGCGTCCGGTGAACAACCGAGACGGCGGCGGAGTTCCGATGCGCGCGGTCGATCACCCGAAGGCAGAGACGCTCAACCAACGGCCAGATCTGTCCTTCGGCTTGCAGGATCGTCTTGGCTGGCCTGGGCAGAACCAGATCGGTTGGATCCCGTCTGCCGGCACGGTGCTGTGGACGACGTCGGACGATCAGCATCGCAGCGACAACTTCCTGCATGCGACAATCGCGCTGACGGCTGACCCAGCATTGGAGCAGTTGGTGCGCGCGCACGTCGAGCTCGACAAGACCGACGTGCATGTGCGTCGAGGTCTTCAGCAATCCCCGCGCGCGGTAGGTCGCTTGGCGTTGACGCGCGCCAACCAAATGTGGCTGGGCCTTGCTGACGACTCGACGATGGTCATCGGCATCGAGACCGCGCTGCGCACCGCGTCGATGGCGACGCTGCCGGCCGACAAGCCGATCCGCATCATCGGCGGCTACGAGCAGGCCAAATACGGATGGGTCAGTTCGCAGAACCAGCCCGTCATCGGTTGGCAACCGTGGCAAGAGACGATCGTCGTCATCGGTATCATGGCTGCATCGAGGCAGTTGCTGGCCGCCGGCAACGATGCGCTGGCGATCAAATACCACGACATCGCCATGGGCATCGCCAACGTCGTGCATGCCAACGCATGGCAACAGGTCGACTCGCAGAGGTTCCACGCCTACGCGATCCGCTGGAACGGCGGCGACGCGTTCGCTCCGACCGACTGGCCGCTACTCAGCTACAACGATTCGTGGAACGACAACGTCTACATCTCGACGGCATGCAGTCCGTGGACTGAAGCTGCGAGCGTGTTGCTGGGCCTGTCGAAACAGGTGATCACGTCGCCGGCGCAAGCACGCTGGTGGGCGATCTAGGTATGCAGAACGCATCCAACCAGCAGAACATCACAACGTGACCAACGACCCCGTCATCCACAGCGAAGCGGAGCAAGCTGCCGACGAAGAGCGCAAGCTCCATCGAAAGCTCGCGCGCGAAGTCGAGGATGCGGACATCCGGTGGCTGATGAGCAGCAAAAGGGGACGCCGCATCGTGTGGCGTCTCTTGGAGCAATCCGAGTTGTTCGCGCAGGAGTTCCGTCCTGACGGCTTGTGGCTTGCGTTCGCAGCCGGCCGTCGACACTTCGGCGGGAGCATTCTGGAGCAGATCCACTCGCTGTGTCCTGAGCTATGGCCGGTGATGGTCAAGGAGAGAAAGCATGACCGAAACGACGACACCGCCGGCGAATAGCACGGCGACAACACTCACCGCAGGGCAACCCTCGACGAGCGGACAGACCGCTCCAGAGGTTCAGCAGAAGAACAGCAACACCACGGATGCCCAGGCACCCGTGGATCGTCCAGCGTTCACGGCCCCCGAGGGTCAGAACTACGACGAGCATGTGCTTGGTGCATACGCCGAAGCTGTTGCGGATCTGAAACTGCCAACGGACGCAGCGCAGCAACTGCTGGAGCGCATCACTCCCGTGATGGCACAGCGTGCGCAAGAGCAGCGGCAACAAGAGGCCGCTCAGTGGGAACAGGAAGTTCGAGCGGACAAGGACATCGGCGGCGACAAGCTGCCAGAGACCCTGGCCGTCGCGCGCAAGTTCTTGGACTCGCTGGGCTCTCCCGACTTGGTGCAGTTGCTCGACCGAACGGGTCTCGGCAACAACGTCCATGTGATCAAGGCGTTCTTCCGAGCCGGCAAGGCAATCTCAGAAGACAAGTTCGTGGGCAGCGGCAACTCGGCTGGTAAGGGC